TCTAATGAGGAACTTGAAACTGGTATACGTGAGGTTGATGAGTTACAAGAACGTTATTCATATCAGCAAGTATTTACAGTTAATAATGGATCGGGTCATTTTACTCCTGGTGAAACAATTAGACAAGACACTGGTGAAGTTGATCAGCTAGGCGCACCAATATATGTAACTGCCGAAGTTGTAAACTTCAGTGTTTTAGTTGGTGTTGGTACTCTTACAGTTATTAATGAAGTCGGTAGTGATGGAACTGCAAGAAAGTTCAAAGTTAGTAGTTTAGCTGCTGATATTATTACTGGCTTAGATAGTGGTGCAACTTGGTATGTACAGGTAGATGCACCTGAACTAGCTATGTCTGGTGATCCATATGCACAAAACCAAGACTTTGAAACACTTGGTGATAATATAATTGACTTTACAGAGTCCAATCCATTCGGAGAAATTACATAATGTTCGGAACTTATTTCTACCATGCTGCTATCAGGCGAACAATAGCCGTATTTGGTACCTTATTTAATAATATTGAAGTCCATAAAGATGATGCAAGTGGAAACGTTTTGCAAACTATCAAAGTGCCTTTAGCTTATGGACCTAGGTCTAAGTTTTTGGCTAGAGTACAAGATCAAAGTAATTTAAGTGATGCAAAGTTAGCAATTAAGTTACCGAGAATGTCTTTTGAAATCACTTCAATGACATATGATACTACACAAACAGTTAATAAAACAAATGAAATTAGAGTTGGCTCTATTACAAATAACACTCGTAATTCTGTAAGAACACCTACTCCATATCGTCTTGGTATTCAATTAAATATCATGACAAAAAACCAAGATGAAGCTTTACAGATTTTAGAACAAATTCTACCAACATTTAAACCAGATTATACAGTGACTATTAATGAGGTTCCTGCAATTGGTATTAAGTCAGATATACCTATTGTTCTTACTGGTGTAACAATGAATGATGATTATGAAGGTGACTTTATAACTAGACGAGCTATCATATATTCATTAGAGTTTGAAACAAGAGTTAATTTCTATGAAGCAGTTCAGAACAAGAAAACAATACGTAAAGTAACAAATGACTTCTTTAATTTTGATGCACAAAATAATGCATTGTTAGAACGTCAAACCGTTACTACCAATCCTACAAGTGCAAACGTAACTGATTCATATACTTATGATGTGTTATATCCATTCCCTGCTGTTGCAGACAGTATTAGAGTTGTATTAACTAATGTTGTTGGCAATTTTATTGTAGGTGAAACTGTTGCGGCTACTACTTCTGGATCTACTGGTGTAGTTAAATCATGGGATAGTACTGGTAATATACTAGTTATATCTAATCCTACAGCATATTTTGTCATACCTGAAAGAGTAACTGGTGCGTCATCAGGTGCTATAGGCGATGTACAAAGTTCAACTAATGTGTATGTATAATGACAAAAGATATTGAAGAAGATTATGACTTTGCTAGGTCACAATATTACAATCTAGCAGAAAAAGGTAATGAAGCGATCGATTTAATGATGGACTTAGCTCGTGAATCCGAACATCCACGTGCTTTTGAGGTTTTATCAACTGCAATTAAACAAAATGCTGAAGTTGCAGATAAATTGATGAAGCTGCATAAAGAACGCAAAGAGGTAGAAACACCTACTGCAGCTCTTCCAAATAGTATGACACAGAATAATCTCTATGTAGGTTCAGCAACTGACCTGCAAAAGATGTTAATTCAAAAAGCGAAAGAAAAAGAGACAGTAATTGAATCAGACACGAATAAAAAATAGCGATCTTGGATATTTAGGTAACCCTAATATTAAAAGAGACGGTGTTGAACAGGGTTGGTCTTCTGAAGAAATACGTGAATATGCACTATGTATGAAAGATCCAGTATACTTTGCAAAGAAGTATCTTAAGGTTATATCCCTTGATCAAGGCTTAGTTGATTTTGATCTTTATGATTATCAAGAGAAAATGTTTACTCATTTTAATGATAATCGATTTTCTATTGTATTAGCATGTCGGCAGTCAGGTAAATCAATATCGTCTGTTGGCTATTTAGTATGGTATGCAATATTTCACCCAGAAAAAACTATTGCTGTTTTAGCTAACAAAGGTGCAACTGCACGAGAAATGTTAGCCAGAGTTACTCTTATGCTTGAGAACATACCATTTTTTCTTCAGCCAGGTTGTAAAGCTGTAAATAAAGGGTCCCTTGAATTTAGTAACAATTCTAGAATTATTGCAGCTGCAACAAGTGGTAGTTCCATTCGTGGTTTATCTGTTAACTTATTGTTTCTTGATGAGTTTGCATTTGTTGAAAATGCTACAGAATTCTATACATCAACATATCCAGTGGTTTCAGCTGGTAAAGATACAAAGGTAATTATTACATCTACTGCAAATGGACTAGGTAATATCTACCATAAGTTATGGGAAGGCGCTGTTCAAAGCACAAACGAGTTTAAGCCATTTAGGATTGACTGGTGGGATGTGCCAGGACGTGATGATGAATGGAAAAGACAAACAGTATCTAATACCTCTGAGCTTCAGTTCGATCAAGAATTTGGTAATAACTTTCATGGAACAGGTAATACACTAATTGCTGGTAATAAGCTTTTGGAAATGAAAGCAAAAGCACCAATCTATACACAGGATCAAACATTAAGTGTATATGAAAGACCTGATAAGTCTAAAAACTACATGATGTTTGTAGATGTTGCGAAGGGAAGAGGTCAAGACTATTCTACTTTTAATTTAATCGATATCAGTGCCAAACCGTTTAAACAGGTTGCTGTCTATCGCGACAATACTATCTCGCCTCTACTCTTCCCTGATATTATATATAAGTATGCAAAAACCTACAATGATGCGTATGTTGTTATTGAGTCAAATGATCAAGGATCTGTAGTTTGCAATGGTCTATATTACGAACTAGAATACGAGAATGTATTTGTAGAATCAATGGTTAAAAAGAATGCTGTTGGTGTAGAAATGACTCGTAAAGTTAAACGCATTGGTTGTTCTAATATCAAGGATCTTGTTGAAAGAGATCAGATTGAAATTGTAGATGCAGAAACTATTATAGAATTTTCAACATTTTGTGCGCGAGGGTCTAGCTATGAAGCTAGTGATGGGAATCATGACGATCTTGTAATGAATTTTGTATTATTTGGCTGGTTTGTTTCTACTAATATGTTTAATGATATGACTGATATTAGTATTAAACAAATGATGTATAACGAGCAAATGAGACATATTGAGGATGAGTTAGTACCATTCGGTATAGTAGATAATGGTGTTCAAGAAAAAACAGAGGTAATTGATGGTGATAGGTGGGAAGTTGGCGAACCAACAGAACTTTTCTAAATATCACTTTTTTATAAATAACTACGTGAACAACCGTATTATGATAATCTTTTAATGTTAACTAAGGGGAAATACACATGAGCTTCCAAGTCTCTCCAGGTGTGCGCGTACGTGAGATTGATCTCACCAACGTAGTTCCTGCTGTTTCTTCTTCAATCGGTGGTTTCGCGGGAGCATTCTCGTGGGGTCCAGTTGAAGAGGTACGTCAGGTAACTTCCGAGAAAAACTTGGCCGAAACGTTTGGTGTTCCAAGCCTCACTAATAACACATCTTATTTTACTGCTGCAGGATTCCTTCAGTATGGTAATAACCTTCAAGTGGTAAGATGCGAGACTAGTGCGCTTAAAAACGCTATTGCGGATAGTACAGGCACTGCCGTACTTATCAAAGGTCAAGAAAACTACAACGCAGCCTATTCTGCCGGTCAGGCCTCAGTTGGTCCGTGGGCAGCCAAATATCCAGGTACACTGGGTAACTCACTTAAAGTAGAAATTTGTGCACCAGGGCATTATGCCACATGGACAAATGCAGCTAATTTCGATTCAGCACCAGGTACTAGTGAATACGCAGAAAGTCAAGGCGTATCTGCTGCACTTGATGAACTCCACATTATCGTCATCGATGAAGGTGGACAATGGACTGGTACTGCCGGTTCTATTTTAGAAAAATTTGCTTTCGTATCTCAAGCGTCAGATGCAAAACTAGCAAATGGTGAATCAAACTTCTATAAAGACGTAATCAATGCTAAGTCTGCCTACATATGGTGGATGGATCATGATGCAGTCCTTACAGATGCAGGCACAGCACTTAGCACCGCTGCTACTAGCTTTGCATTTACAGGTTCAAGTACTGTAATTACCGATTCACTTGCATTGGGCGTTGATGATAATACTCTTACTGCATCTGCTATTCAAACAGGTTTTGATCTGTTAGAAGATTCAGAAACAATTGATGTAAATATGCTAATTTGTCCTCCATTGGATAATACATTAGCTAACGCATCATCAGCTTGTATTGCAGTTGCTAATGATCTCATTGCAATTGCTTCAGCAAGAAAAGATTGTATTGCAGTCATTTCACCGCCAGTACAATTTACTACTAATCCTGCAGGACAATCAATCACTGATATTAACGGTGGTTCTGTTGCAGCTACAGCAGTAAATAACGTAGTGGCATTTGCAGATTACCTTACATCAAGTTCATATGGAACATGCGATTCAACAGCATTAAAAGTATACGATAAGTATAATGATGCGTTTATCGACATTCCATCAAGTGGACATGTTGCTGGTCTTATGGCAAATACAGACACCGTTGCAGATGCATGGTTTTCACCAGCAGGCTTTACACGAGGTCAAGTACTAGGCGTAACACGCGTAGCATTTAATCCAAAGAAAGCTGAACGTGATACATTGTACAAAGCAAGGGTTAATCCTATTGTTTCGTTTCCTGGCGAAGGTACCGTTCTTTTCGGTGATAAGACACTCTTATCTCGTCCTTCTGCTTTTGATCGAATCAATGTACGTAGACTATTCATGGTATTGGAAAAGGCAGTTGCAACTGCTTCTAAATTCCAACTCTTTGAATTCAACGACGAGTTTACACGGGCCCAGTTCCGTAACTTAGTTGAGCCGTTCTTACGGGAGGTCAAAGGTCGCAGGGGTATTACAGACTTTAAAGTGGTCTGTGATGATACAAACAACACTAGTCAAGTAATTGATGCTAATGAGTTTGTTTGTGACATCTACATTAAGCCTGCTCGTTCTATTAACTTTATCACATTGAACTTCATCGCCACACGTACTGGTGTTGATTTCGATGAGATTGCAGGTTAGGAGGATAGACAATGGCAATTTTAGGCGTAGATGATTTCAAATCCAAACTTGTAGGAGGTGGCGCTCGCGCTAACCTTTTCAAGGCAACCATTAACTTTCCATCTTATGCAGACGGCGATGTAGAACTTACTTCGTTTATGTGTAAGGGTGCAGCTCTTCCAGCTTCTATCGTTGCACCGATTGTAGTTCCTTTCAGAGGACGTCAACTGCAAATTGCAGGTGATCGTACTTTTGAGCCATGGACTGTTACAATCATTAACGATGTAAATATGGAAGTGCGTAATGCATTTGAACGCTGGATGAATGGTATCAATGAGCATAACAATAATACTGGTTTGACTAATCCATTGGATTATCAAGCAGACATGGTTGTAGAGCAGCTTAATAAAGCTGGTGTTTCAACTAAGCGTTATGACTTACGTGGTACATTCCCAACTAATATCTCTCAAATCGAACTTTCATACGATACTGAAAATGCGATTGAAGAGTTTACTGTTGAGCTCCAAGTTCAGTACTGGGAGTCCGGAACCACTACCTAGTAGTGTTAT